CTCAATCCTCCTTTTTCTCTGGCTCTCCAATATAAAATTCGCGAAATTTCTATTTTGAGCCTTAAATATACATCATAGGATATAATTGTACTATTAATATTTCCCAAACTTGGAGTAGAAATACTTCTTACATATAATCTATTACAAATTTCAATCGCTTATTGTATAAATAATCGACTTCTATTAAATAATTCCATAATTAAGCATATACTTTTGAGTATTAATTATACTTCTGGAACTCATTAATAAACCTAATATAGCAAGTGGGATTCTACTCAATTAAATCGCTTTTACCGCTTTCTACCCATTCATCAACTTCTGAAATCTTGAATTTATACTGTTTGCCAATCCGTCTGAATGGAATGACGTCTTTCTTAATCCAGTTACGGATTGTATCCTTACATACACCTAAATGGTCGGCAATATCTTCAAGACTTGACCACTTTTCAGGTTCGTTAGCCATCTACTTTCCTCCTGATGCTATCCTGCATCTATTACCTATTTATAATCGTATCATAGTTATCATTAACTTATAACTACATGATTAATATTAGTATGAATTATCTGAATAATATTGTGATTGATTTATAGTAGACTCACTTACCACTATTTTACACCATGTCTATAAAACTGGAAGGAATGTAAGTTTACACCTCTCGTAAAAGTCCTGCCACAGTTAATTCATCAATCAAATCTACATGTTTTATCGACCAATGGGTGTGGTTTAATTCCATTACACCAGAACCCTGGTAGATATCAAGCAAGTGTGCTATTTCATTTATCTTCTGTTGATTTACCTTAGCTTCGCCTCTGAAGCGTACCTTTAGTAGACCATTATCCTGAATTCTCAAGTCAGTCACAAAGCCAAAGTATGCTTCCTGTTCTGGCGATGTAAGTCCGCCATACTTAGTGTTCTCATTCATAAACATAGAGGGGAAGGTTTTTATTATCTTTATTGACTCGGTACTTAAATCAGCAAATTTCTTTGCCGTTTCTGATTCACCTCTTAAAGATCGATCTTTTGGAATCGTGAACCTACCATTCGAAATATCATCACTGATAACAAATAGGTTGTAGTAGTCTCTACTAATTTGTGGGCTTTCAACAGTCACAAAATCACCTTGTTTGGACTTAATGTCTAGGTCTTCAGGAACAGTCATTCTGACATCTTCTACGTTACAGGTTCCAAAAATTGAAAGTGATCTTCCATCCGTTATCAACCCGTATAGTCTTTCTAATTCGCGCCGGCAACTAAGAGTGAATTCATGAACCTCAGACCAATTAATTCCCTGTAGCCAGTGGATTCTTACACCATCATCACTTATCATTTTTAAACTCAGAAATGATTGGTACTCTTCTAGCTTATTTACAAAGAAAATTACATTTTTATATATCGCATCCTGGTTCCTACGGAAAACCCGAAGACTGTCTCTCATTACTTCTATGAATTGATCAACATCAATAACGTCTACGTAAATAAGCGGTTCAGCCGTAAAATCAGCATCAACAAATAAGTCTATGTTGTACTTATCTATGGCATCTTCAAACAATTCGAGAAGACTTTTTTGTGATACCTTTCTACCTGCCTCACGAGTCGAATCCTTCTTAGTTCTTTCAATAACAACAGGTTCGGATTCCACTTCCTTCTCTGCGATATTCTTATCTTCATTTGCAGCCTGATAACAATATACTTTTATTGTTTGTTTTATAGTTGAACCGCTTATGCCTTCATAGCGGTTTTTTGCATTCGGAAACCACGCAGCAATAGTTGCTGCTCCTTTACTATTATCCTTTCGCTCTGTAACCACGAACTTCCATACGCTCAAAAGAAATGCTGGTAGACATACTTCATTTACTAAATCCAGTTCACTCTTCGAAACTGACAAACCATCACTGCTTACAGTGAATTGGTGTGAATCAGAGATTCCCTCATCGTCTCTTATTAATTCCATTAACCTTTTAACTAGCAGAACGTCATTCTTAGCTGTTGAACCAATATCAATAAACTGATTAGTAAATTCAGTAGCCTTGATTAGTTCGGTTGAATAGTCTGTTTCCAAGCGCGATAAAAACGCCGATATAACCACTTCGTTATCGAACTTCAGGGCATCTGGAGTATATTCATCACATTTTTTGTACTTGCTGGTATACGTCCTAAACGTATCGCCAGCAGGTCTGATGTAATCAGGTTGTACAAGTCTTATTAGTCCGAATAGGACATCAGGTTCACCGAAGGTATCAGATATACCCTGGGTACGTTGGCGTCGAGATGTTGTAGGTTTTCTAGATAGGAGAATCTGGGTGAGGAAAGTTCCTCCGCAAAGAGTTTGGTTTGCATTTTTTGTCACGTTTTTGCCTCCGTAGATAACTTTTAACTTTATTAAGGCTATTAACCTTATTAATTCTGGACATTAACTTTATCAAGCTTTGGATAGCTCTTGTGAGTAATCACTAGGGCTTTTTTTGTTGCCCAAAACGACTGCAATTCATATCAATTCCTACTCATTCAGCTTAACACACGCACTTTGAAAGTCAATCAATGGAGGAGATCAAATGGAAAATCAAGAACGTTTCATCGAAATCGATGGAGAGCAAATCTTCGTAAATGAAGAGGTTTACAGAGCTTACAAGCGACCTGCTTGGGCAGAATGTAAGCGTAATGAACGCGAGAAAAGATGCCGAGATGAGAAAGGCAAACGCTGCACAAGGGATTGCAGCCTTTGCGATAAACAAAGAACAGGAGCGATACTTTCGCTGGATTATTCCGCTGATGAATATGGGTTCGAGCCTTCTGATCCTTCTGACATTGAGGAGTTCCTTGCAGAGAAACAACTCCTTGAGGAACTACTTTCCGCATTGGATGAGTTGGATCCCTACAACAGAAGGATCATGGAACTCTTCGCCACCGGCATGTCTGAGAGAGAGATTGCCACCGACATTGGGCTTTCACAAAAGGCAATTAATAAGCGCAAGGCCAAGCTTTTCGCTCAATTAAAAGACCGTCTCAAGGACTTTATTTGATCCCGGGGTACTCAAAGTACCCCTATCTGTCCTTTGAAAGGTGGAGGGCAATCCCAAAAAACTTCACCATCGGTACTCAACTCACAGTCTTCTGTCCTTTGGATGGTGAGGGAAGAAAAATAAAGCCCTTGGAATGGAGGTTTGAAAATGCAGACACAGACTAACCAAAACGACACCCAGTCCCGGGATCATGACCTGGATGAGGAATTGGCTGGCATCCTGACAGCAATCAGTGTGGTGTCAAAAAGACTGGCGAAGAAGCTCATGACGCTTTCCAGGCAAGAAGAAATAGTTAAAGGAGGAAAATCGGATGGGCAAGATGAGTGAACTGAATCTATTGGTTTCGGAACTTAAACATTGCGGTGAAGCCCTGATTGGCATTTCGGAGTCTTTGTCGGAATTATTCACCGGAAACGATGCTCACGAATATGTGGAAGCAGTAAAAGCAAACCCGGATGTTCTGGAGAATAAGCCAATCACACTTGAGGAGGTAAGGGCTGTCCTTGCCGAAAAATCCAGGGCTGGTTTCACTACCGAGGTCAGAACTCTGCTTGAGAAGCACGGTGCGGGAAAACTGTCGGAGATCGATCCTTTAAAGTATCCATTGCTCCTTCAGGAATCCGAGGTGCTTGGGAATGGCTAAACACGCACTCCTGTCCGCATCATCCTCCCACAGGTGGCTCAGTTGCCCGCCTTCTGTAAGGGTCTGCGAACCTTATAAGGACAAAACCAGCAGCTACGCCGCTGAAGGAACCGACGCCCATACGCTCTGCGAGCACAAGTTGAAAACACTTCTCGGTATTCCATCAAGTGACCCTACTGAAATTCTCACTTACTACAGCCAGGAAATGGAGGACTGTGCCGATGGTTATGCCGCTTACATCCTGGAATTGGTAGAGACCACAAAAATGAGCTGCCCTGATCCCCTAGTGCTCATTGAACAACGGCTTGATTTCTCACAGTATGTCGAGGGTGGCTTTGGAACAGGCGACTGTGTGATCATCGCCGATGGAGTTCTCCATATCGTGGATTACAAACATGGTCAGGGTGTCCTGGTGGAAGCTAAAGACAATCCTCAGATGATGCTCTACGCTCTCGGAGCCTTGGCTATCTTTGACGGGATCTACGATATAGATTCGGTCTCCATGACAATCTACCAGCCTAGGAGAGACAACGTCTCCACCTACACTGTCTTCAAGGAATCTCTGTACCAGTGGGCTGAAGAGATTCTCAAACCAGCCGCAGAGCTTGCCTACACCGGAGAAGGAAGCTTCCAATGCGGTGAGTGGTGCCATTTTTGCAAAGCCAAGCATGAATGCCGTGCAAGGGCCGAACAGAACATGGAACTGGCAAGGTTCGACTTCAAGCTACCCCCTCTGCTGTCTGATCAGGAAGTTGAAATCATCCTCGACAAAGTCGACGACTTGGTTTCCTGGGCTTCAGACATCAAGGAATATGCGCTTCAGGCAGCTGTCAGCGGAAAACAGTGGAACGGATGGAAACTGGTCGAAGGTAGAGCTAACCGCAAGTATATCAACGAACACGTTGTGGCAGAAGTTGTAAGTGCAGCCGGGTATGACCCATATGAACAGAAAATCTTAGGTCTCACAGCTATGACATCTCTTCTTGGCAAGAAGCGTTTTGATGAAGTCCTTGGTAGCTACATCGAAAAGCCCCAGGGTAAACCAACGCTTGTGCCGGAGAGTGATAAAAGACTAGCAATCCATACTGCACAAAATGATTTCAACGAATAGTTAGGAGGAAAATCTAATGTTAAATAATACAAGCAAAGTCAACAGCAACCCCATGAAGGTCATCACAGGTCCCGAAACACGCTGGTCTTATGCCAACATATGGGAACCTAAATCCATCAATGGTGGATCCCCCAAGTTCTCTGTATCGCTGATCATCCCCAAGACCGATTCCCTGACGGTCGCAAAGATAAAGGCCGCCATTGAAGCCGCCTACCATGAGGGGGAGGCTAAGCTGAAAGGCAACGGCAAATCTGTACCACCTCTTGCAGCAATCAAGACACCTTTGAGAGACGGTGACATTGAAAGGCCAGATGACCAAGCCTATGCAAACACATACTTTATTAACGCTAACTCTGCCACAGCTCCTGGAATTGTCGATGCAGACCGCAACATCATCCTTAACCGCTCAGAGGTATACAGCGGAGTGTATGGCCGAGCCAGCATAAACTTCTACGCCTTCAACAGCAACGGCAATAAAGGCATCGCCTGCGGACTCAACAACCTGCAGAAGGTTCGCGACGGAGAACCCCTGGGAGGCAAATCGAGAGCTGAGGACGACTTCTCCAGCGACCTCGACGAGGACTTCCTGTCTTAAATTGCTCTTATACAAGGGTGGCAGAGCAATCTGTCACCCTCAAATATTTTGCGAAAGGAGAACTTATGGAAATTAGTAACTGGAAAGAAATCCCAGGTTATGAGGGCTTGTATTTAATTAATTGCAAAGGTGAAATCTTGAGTCTGCGTTCAGGAAAAGTAAGAAAATGCACTCGTAGTGGCCGTGGTTATAGGAAAGTCTCTCTTTCCGGTCATGATCATAAGAAAAGACAGCTTCTGGTCCATAGATTAGTAGCTGAAGCATTTATAGGACAGCCAAAAGATGGAAGAAGTCAAGTCAATCATAAGAATTTAGACAAATCCGATAATCGACTTGAGAACCTCGAATGGGTAACCCCAGAAGAAAACATGAGACACGCATATGAGCGAGGCAGAACTGATTTCAGAAGATCAAAAAGATCTGATAACACAAGTGGTTTCACAGGCGTTTCTACTCAAGACAATGGCTATCAAGCAAGCATTGGTTTTGGCGGAGTGGTGCTTTACCTTGGGTGGTTCAAGTCACTTGACGCTGCAATAACAGCAAGAAAATCTGCAGAGAGGAGGCTTTTGAATGCAAACAGTGAGAAAATCTCTGACTATTGACTTGGAGACATACTCGTCAATCGATCTTGGAAAATCAGGAATTTATAAGTATGTCGAGTCCCCGGAGTTCGAGATCCTCCTCTTTGGTTATTCCGTGAACGGAGGAGACGTCAGGGTCGTCGACCTGGCTGTAGGTGAATCGATACCGGCGGATATTATCAACGCCCTTGAGGACGAAACCATATTGAAGTGGGCCTTCAATGCGAATTTTGAACGCATCTGCCTTTCAAGACACCTGGGCTTGCCAACAGGAAGGTACCTGGATCCAAAGCAATGGCGCTGCTCCATGGTCTGGTCGGCATTCATGGGACTGCCACTCTCGCTTGAGGGAGTAGGCGCAGTCTTGGGCCTTGAAAAACAAAAGCTGAAGGAAGGCAAAGACCTCATCCGATATTTCTGCCAGCCCGGCAATCCAACCGTGACAAACGGCATGAGAACACGTAACCTTCCGGCCCATTCCCCTGAAAAGTGGTCAACCTTTAAGGAATACAACTTCAGGGATGTCGAGGCTGAACTCGCCATCCAGGAAAAACTTGAGAAGTTCCCTGTGCCTGATTCTGTCTGGGAGGAATACCACCTGGATCAGGAGATTAATGACCGGGGAGTTGAGTTAGATGTGCCTTTCGTAAAAAACGCCATTCAAGCTGATCGGGAATCCAGATCTAAACTCGTCAGCCTGATGCAGGACCTGACGGAGCTGGACAATCCCAATTCGGTGGCTCAAATGAAGCAGTGGCTTTTCGACAATGGTTTGGAAACCGACACCCTAGGCAAGAAAGTAGTCGCTGAACTCCTAAAGACCGCTCCGGCTCCCCTTGGCGAAGTATTAGCGCTTCGTCAGCATCTTGCGAAATACTCCATCAAAAAATACCAGGCTATGGAGAATGCGGTCTGTAGTGACGGCCGTGCTCGGGGGATGTTCCAGTTCTATGGAGCAAACCGCACCGGCCGATGGGCGGGCAGGCTTATTCAGATGCAGAACCTTCCGCAGAACCATATGCCCGACCTGGAGGAAGCCCGCGCTTTGGTGAAGGACGGCAACTTTGAAGCACTGGAAATGCTCTACGATGCCGTGCCGGAAGTTCTTTCAGAACTGATTCGGACCGCCTTTATACCAAAGCCTGGCTACAAGCTGGTCGTTGCGGATTTCTCCGCCATAGAAGCCCGTGTGATTGCCTGGCTTGCTGGAGAATCCTGGCGTCAGGAGGTCTTTGCATCAGGCGGCGACATCTATTGCGCGTCTGCTTCCTTGATATTCCGGGTCCCCGTTAAGAAGCATGGCGTCAATTCCCATCTCAGACAAAAAGGAAAAATTGCCGAACTGGCCCTGGGCTATGGCGGATCGGTCGGTGCGCTGAAAGCCATGGGAGCATTGGAAATGGGACTTGCCGAGGAGGAACTGCAGCCCCTGGTCACCGCATGGCGGTCATCAAACCAGAACATCGTAAGGCTCTGGTGGGATGTTGACCGGGCGGCACTCAAGGCAGTCAGGGAAAAGACGGTCACGCAAACCCATGGGATCAGGTTCGCCTACCAGAGTGGGATGCTCTTTATCACGCTTCCCTCGGGGAGACGGCTAACCTATGTCAAACCCCGGATTGGCGAGAACCAGTTTGGATCAGAATGCGTGACCTATGAAGGGGTGGGAAGCACGAAGAAATGGGAGCGGATCCAAAGCTACGGTCCCAAGTTTGTCGAGAACATCGTGCAAGCCACAAGCCGCGACATACTCTGCTTTGCCATGAAGAACCTCAGGGAATGCAGCATCGTCATGCATGTCCATGATGAGGTGGTCATCGAAGCTGAAATGGACACTTCCATGGAAGCTACCTGCACCAATATGGGGCTTACCCCTCCCTGGGCGAAAGGACTTTTGCTAAGGGCTGACGGCTATGAAACTGATTTTTATAAAAAAGATTAATGGATGGTACTCATGGAACCATCTTCTGTCCTTTGGATTATAGGAGGCAATGATGCCTTCAAGATTGGAGGTCATAGAAATGTTCTATGTCAAAGAAAAGCTCAGCGAAGCGGCTGAGGTCATGGTGGAGATCCATGACGATAATGTCTACTGCACCTGCCCCGGTTGCGGGTGCGAAGTCCAGGTCGACCTGGGCGAACTGCTCAGCGACGGCGAGGGCGACCTTTACGGCACATCAGTATATTGCACGGACTGCAGCATG